GCGTGCGCAGGCCCGTCAGCTCGGCGATACAACAGCTGCATCTGCCGATGATGCAGCAGGTGCGCAAATCGTTATCGCCAAAGGCGGCGGCGATGCCGCAGCCGTTCAGGCCGTCACGCCGGTAACACTCAATATGGCGCTGGCAAACAAACGCACGATGGAGGAAAACGCCGGGCTGCTGATGGGGATGAAATCAGCCTTTCAGCTCTCAAATGATAAGGTTGCACACATCGGCGACGTGCTGTCGATGACGCTGAATAAAACGGCATCAGATTTTGACGGGCTGAGTGATGCGCTAACCTACGTCGCCCCGGTGGCGAAAAATGCAGGCGTCAGCATCGAGCAGGCGGCAGCGATGATCGGTGCTCTGCATGACGGCAAAATAACAGGCTCAATGGCCGGTACAGGAAGCCGCGCCGTGCTGAGCAGGCTGCAGGCTCCTACTGGCGAATCATACAAGGCTATCAAAGAGCTGGGGATTAAAACCGCAGACAGCAAAGGAAATACCCGCCCGATCTTTACCATCCTGAAAGAAATGCAGGCGAGTTTTGATCGTCACAAGCTGGGAACGGGCCAGAAAGCCGAGTACATGAAAACCATCTTCGGCGAAGAGGCCAGCTCTTCAGCAGCCCTGCTGATGACCGCTGCCTCAACCGGCAAGCTCGACCAGCTGACCGCCGAGTTTAAAGCCTCTGATGGCAAAACGGCCGAGCTGGTTCAGGTCATGCAGGATAACCTCGGCGGCGATCTGAAAGAGCTGCAGTCTGCTTATGAGGCCATCGGCACCGACCTGTTTGATCAGAACGACGGAAGCCTGCGCACACTTACCCAGGATACAGCGGCGCTGTTGCTTAAGGTTGATGGCTGGATTAAAGCTAATCCTGAGCTGGCAGGCGGTATAGCAAAAGTGGTGATGGGCGGGCTGATGTTAGCCGGGGCGCTGGGTGCTATCGGGCTGGTAGCCTGGCCGGTGATTGCAGGCGTGAATACCCTGATTGCCGGGGCGGGCTTCCTCGGCACGGCATTCAGCATCGCGGGCGGAGCGATTACGGCCGCGCTCGGCGCTATCACGCTGCCGGTTGTGGCCGTCGCGGCAGCAATCGTGGCCGGGGCGCTACTGGTGCGCAAATACTGGGAACCCATCAGCGCCTTTATTGCAGGCATGGCCGAAGGCTTCACCGCTGCGATGGGGCCGATCAGTGATTCCTTCGGTTCGTTAAAGCCGGTGTTTGATTGGGTGGGCGGCAAGGTCAAAGAGCTTTGGGACTGGTTCGGCAAACTGCTGGAGCCGGTGAAATCCACGCAGACCGAACTCGCCGCCGCCGGAGACATGGGTAAGAAGTTCGGCAACATGCTGGCCGAGGCGCTGAAAATTCCAAGTCACGCACTCGATCAGCTTATGGGCGGCATTAGCTGGGTGCTGGATAAGCTCGGCATTATCGACACGAAATCCGATGGCCTGAAAGACAAGGTTCCGACGCCCGATGCGGTAGCAACCGGCGGCGCGGGCGCAGATACCGGCGGGCTGCAATACAACATCGCCTATGGTGGCGCGCCTTACCGCCCAGTTTCAGCTCCGTCAGCCGGGGGCGGATTCACCGACCGCAGCCAGAATACCTATCAGTATGAAATCAACATGCACGAGGGCATGACCAAAGACGACGCAATGGCGCTGATGACGCAGCACCAGGCTAAAGAGCAGCGCAACCGGCAGGCACAGAACCGCAGCAAAATGGGCTGGGAGGATTAAACGATGATGATGATTTACGGCATGATGCCGTTTATGCGACAGACCCTGCCTTACGGGGATATGCAGCAGAATATCGACTATCGCTGGCCCACTAACAGCCGGTTCGGGCAGCGTCCGGCGGCGCAGTTTATCGGGCCGGGCGATGAAAAAATCACGCTATCCGGGGAGCTGCGCCCGGAAATCACGGGCGGCTCGCTGTCGCTGATGACAATCCGCCTGATGGCCGACGAGGGGGCAGCGTGGCCGCTGATTGGCGGCAGCGGCATGATTTACGGCATGTACGTGATCGAGAGTATTTCTAACACCTTCAGCGAGTTTTACCCCAACGGCACGGCCAGCAAAATCATGTTTACCCTGAGCCTGAAGCGCGTTGACGAGTCGCTTACCTCGATGTTTGGCGACCTGAAGAAACAGGCTGACGGGCTTATCAGCGGCTCCGCCAGTCTGCCAGGGCAGCTCACGTCAGCAATTAACGGCGTGAAGTCGGCGGCCGGTAGCCTGATTTCAACTGCAGGGGGGCTGCTCGGATGATCGGGATAAGTAGCCTGCCGGTGCAGGCCGGGGCGCAGCTGACGCCAGATTTCATGCTGAAGGTTAACACTAAGGACGTCACAACCAATATCCGGGATCGCCTTATCTCGATGACACTGACCGATAATCGCGGCTTTGAAGCTGACCAGCTGGATATTGAGCTGGACGACGCCGACGGGCAGCTGGCAATGCCGGTACGCGGCGCAGTGATAACGCTGTTTCTCGGCTGGAAGGGGCAGACGCTTTTCGGCAAAGGTAATTTCACGGTTGATGAGGTTGAGCACCACGGCGCGCCTGACACCATGACCATTCGCGCCCGCAGCGCTGATTTCCGTGGCTCGCTCAATTCCCGCCGGGAGGTGTCCTATCACGACACTACCCTGGGGGAAGTCGTCACGCAGATAGCCGGGCGCAATAATTTAAAGCCAATGCTGGCCGATGGATTCGCCGGAATCGCCGTGGCGCACATTGACCAGACGCAGGAGACAGATGCTAAATTCCTGACGCGACTCGCCACGCTGTACGGCGCGGTTGCGGCAGTGAAGGCCGGGCGACTTCTGTTTATAAAGCCCGGTAACGGCGTCACCGCCAGCGGAAAGCCAATCCCGCAGATGACGATCACGCGGCAGGATGGCGACCGGCACAGCTTCAGCATTGCTGACCGTGGCGCATATACCGGCGTATCGGCGAGCTGGCTGCATACCAAAGACCCTAAGCCTAAGAAAGTTAAGGTGAAGCGCAAGCCTAAAGAAAAGCACCTGCGCGCGCTGGAGCATCCGGCGGCTAAAAAGAAAAAGGCGACCACGGCTAAAACGCCGGAGGCCAGGGAGGGGGATTATCTTGCAGGGACTGAAGACAACATATTTACGCTGACAACCGTGTATGCGACAAAAGCAGCCGCAATGCGGGCAGCTAAAGCAAAGTGGGATAAGCTGCAGCGCGGCGTCGCCGAGTTCTCGCTAACGCTCGCGATGGGGCGTGCCGACCTGTACCCGGAGACGCCGGTCAGGGTGAGCGGCTTTAAGTCGGTGATCGATGCGCAGCCGTGGATTATCAGTAAGGTGACGCATAGCCTGAGCGGCAGCGGGTATACCACCCAGCTTGAATTTGAAGTCTTACTTTCCGATGTTGAGTATCAGGCAGAATCAGACGAAGATGATTCACAATAAGTGAAAGTTGTTGCTCATTTTGGTATTTAGGAGTATTAAAGCTACGAGCTTACAGGGAGACGCCATTGATGATGCATTGTCCGTTATGCCAGACCGCCGCACACGCTAAAAGCAGCAGATACATTTCAAAAGAAACAAAAGAGCGTTATCACCAGTGCCAGAACATCAATTGCAGCTGTTCTTTCAAAACGCATGAAACGTTAGCGATGATTATTGTATCGCCCGGCCAGGTTAATCGTGTGCCGATCTTTACAGGGCATGAATCCCAGCCATCCTTACTGCACTAGTTTGATAAGTCCATAAAACAAAACCCCGCATTGGCGGGGTTTTTTGTGGGCGCTATTCGCTACCTTTGAAAACGTGAGTATTGCCAAGCAGCAACGCAGTTGCGGGCTTATCCATCAATTTACCCATTTCATTGCAGGTAGATAGCGGATTTTCAAAAGAATAGCCGCTCGCTTTAAATTTGTTTGTTACATTGATTGCCTTGATTTTTTTAAGGTAATTAGCAGGCACGTCTTTCGTCCAGATGGGGGAGCATATCCCACTAGAGGTGATTGCTTTATAAGTTTCATCATCAAGACTGGCGGCTGGTATAACAATCGTTATCTGATCTTCCTTAAGGCTGACTTCTGTAGGTTGCCATGGCTTAAGTTTATTTTTGAGGGTGCTAACGTCTGAAGCTTGCGCCGTAGCAACTGAAGAGAAGATTAACGCTGTGCTGATCAGGGCTAAATGTAATCGCATTATCAAATGTCCTTTTGAGGTGAGTTTGTCTGGCAAATCAGTGGGGGGGAGGCGCTAGCAATGAAAATGTGCCGCCATTTTGCCGCCACTCGAAAAGCCAGAAACAAAAAAGCCGCTTCAATGAGCGGCTTAACTATATGTTTTTTATAGTAAAATTTGGTGGCCCCTGCTGGGTTTGAACCAGCGACCAAGCGATTATGAGTCGCCTGCTCTAACCACTGAGCTAAGGGGCCAGCGGAGCGGGGATTATAAAGTATCTCTTCAGGGCAATCCAGCACTCAGCCACCGGTTGCTGAAATAAGCAGCAGTGATTTACCTGCTGATTTCTATAACAAATCTGGCGAACCGCGATCCCTAAGTCGCAAACAGGCACGGATTATGCTTCTCCGCGCCTTTAGTGAAACCGGACTTCAGTCGTTATGGCTGATGGCTGACTCAGCGCTGACGATAACGTGATGCTGATTGATTCCGCGAAAGATGAGGAACCATCGTGCCACGTGCTTGATCGTAGTCGTGCCACATCTGCAGATCTTCCAGCGCCGGAATGGTTACCGTCTCCTTGCTGTCGAGTCCGGCAAGCGCGGCGTCCACCATCTCATCAACGTCCATCAGCATTTCAGCCGGGATGTCATTAATAGACTGGCCTGCGCGATCGAAAATCTCCGTACGGGTCGCACCGGGCAACACCGCCTGTACCTGCACGCCGCTCTCTGCAAGTTCACGCTGCATCGCACGCGTCAGAGTCAGTACATAAGACTTAGTGGCGTTATAAGCGCCGTTGAACATCTCGTGCACCAGCGACAGCACAGACGCGATATTGATAATGATGCCATTACCGCGCGCTTTGAAAGCCCGGCCAGCTGCCTGTGCCAGACGGGTGGGTGCCAGAATATTCAACGCCAGCATGCTGTTTATGCGTGTGATGTCCGCCTCCAGAAACTCTCCCTCAACACCCATGCCCGCGTTGTTCAGCAGCAGCGTAATCTGTGCGTTGTTCTCGAGCTCCGACTCCACGCGTTGCAGATCCTGCTCATGCGTTAAGTCAGCCGCCATAACCGTCACCCGAATATCGTGCTGCTTTGCCAGTGTGTCAGCCAGGGTGGTGAGCCGCCCCTGATCGCGTGCGACCAGAATCAAATCATAACCACGTGCTGCCAGTCGTTTTGCATAGGTCGCACCGATACCGCTGGATGCGCCGGTGATTAAAGCTGTGCCTGATTGTGACATCTCTTTTTCCTCGTATGATGGTCGTCATAATAGCCATCAATATGACGATCATCATATCTGTCGTCAAGCTGGAATATGATGACCGTAATAATTACTATAATAGCCAGACGCTACGTAGCAGACACCGCAGGAGATGAGATGGAGAAGCAGAGCAGCAAAGCGCATACGCGGCGGCGTATCCTTGATGAGGCGGCGCGCGTGATGCGTGAAACCGGCACCGAAGGAATTGGTGTGGCGGCGCTAATGAAGCGGGTCGGTCTGACACACGGCGGTTTTTATGCGCATTTTACCTCACGCGAGGAGCTGGTTGAGGAGGTGCTGAAGCATATGTTTGCTGAAGCCGATACCTTAAAGCCCGCGGAGTCCGTGACAGAGCCAGCGCAGCAGCTGGCAGATTTTATTGATAGCTATCTTTCCGAGGCGCATCGCAATGCGCCGGCGCAGGGCTGTCCATTAGCCGCTCTGGTGAGTGAAGTGGCTCATCTTCCACAGCCGACACAGCAGATCTTCGCACAGGGCTTTAATGCGATGCACGGCAGTCTGACGCAGATATTACGTGAGTTGAAGTTGCCGGATGCGGAAGCACTGGCCTCCAGCATGCTGGCAGAGATGGTTGGTGCGCTGGCGCTGGCGCGAGCCTGTCCGGATGCAGAGCAGGCCAGCCAGATGCTGCAACGCAGCCGCGATGCGCTGAAGCAGCGTACGCTGGAGGTGGCGGCATGAGTGAACACGCGATCCGCGACATCATCAGTTCCGGTCTTGATGTGCTGTTCTGTGGCATTAACCCGGGTCAGTCAACCGCCCATCAGGGGTTCCACTTCGCGCATCCCGGCAACCGGTTCTGGAAAGTCATCCATCTGGCGGGATTCACCCAGCAGCAACTGAAGCCGGAAGAGGAGCAGCGCTTAACGGAGACCGGCTGCGGCATCACCATGCTGGTTGAGCGGCCCACGGTGCAGGCGAGTGAATTAGCGCCTGATGAGCTGCGCGATGGCGGCAAACGGCTGATGGAAAAGGTACTGGATTACCAGCCGGCTGCGCTGGCTATCCTGGGTAAGGATGCGTTTCGTCGTGCTTTTAAGCAGAACAAAGTCGAATGGGGCAAACAGCCGATATGTATGGGGAAAACGCAGGTGTGGGTGTTGCCGAATCCCAGCGGCCTTAATCGCGCATCTCTGGACGAGATGGTAGAGGCGTATCGTCAGCTCTATGTGGAACTGCATGCGGGGAGCGAATGAATCTGCGCAGGGCAGGGGAGAGGCAGTAACAGGCAGGCATAAAAAACCCCGGCGAACCGGGGTTTTTGTCTGACTTAATCGTCGAGGAAGCTGCGCAGCACTTCCGAACGGCTCGGATGGCGCAGTTTACGCAGAGCTTTGGCTTCAATCTGACGAATACGCTCACGCGTAACGTCGAACTGTTTACCTACTTCTTCCAGCGTATGGTCAGTGTTCATATCGATACCGAAACGCATGCGCAGCACTTTCGCTTCGCGCGCAGTCAGGCCAGCCAGCACGTCATGGGTCGCAGAACGCAGGCTCTCTGAGGTAGCAGAATCCAGCGGCAGCTCCAGCGTGGTGTCTTCGATAAAATCGCCCAGATGTGAATCTTCATCATCACCAATCGGCGTCTCCATAGAGATCGGCTCTTTAGCGATTTTCAGCACCTTGCGGATTTTATCTTCTGGCATCAGCATACGTTCAGCCAGCTCTTCCGGCGTGGGTTCGCGGCCCATCTCCTGCAGCATCTGGCGTGAAATACGGTTGAGCTTGTTGATGGTCTCAATCATATGCACCGGAATACGGATGGTACGCGCCTGGTCGGCGATAGAGCGGGTGATAGCCTGACGGATCCACCAGGTCGCATAGGTTGAGAACTTGTAACCACGGCGATATTCAAACTTATCTACCGCTTTCATCAGGCCGATATTACCTTCCTGAATCAGGTCAAGGAACTGCAGACCGCGGTTGGTATATTTCTTGGCAATCGAAATAACCAGACGCAGGTTAGCTTCCACCATCTCTTTCTTGGCGCGACGTGCTTTGGCTTCACCGATCGACATGCGACGGTTAATGTCTTTGACCTGTTCAATGGTCAGACCGGTCTCTTGTTCAACCTGCGCCAGTTTCTGCAGGGAACGTGTCACGTCATCCTGCACTTCCAGCAGCTTTTCAGACCACGGCTTGTTCATGGCCAGTGCGGCTTTGAACCAGGTTTCATTGGTTTCGTTGCCGGTAAACAGCGTGATGAAGTTTTTCTTCGGCATTTTGCACAGCTCAATACAGAGCTTCATGATCAGACGTTCCTGCGTACGGACGCGTTCCATCATGGTGCGCATGCTGCCTACCAGGTAATCGAACTGTTTCGGTACCAGGCGGAACTGCTTGAAGACATCAGAGAGGTTCTGGATTTCAGCAACGGCGGCAGCATGACTGCGACCTTTGCTTTTAATCACTGCGCGGGTAGTTTCATACTGCTTACGCAGGTCAGAAAACTTCTCGCGCGCCAGTTCCGGATCGATTGAGTTATCGTCGTCGGAGCTGTCATCATCCTCCTCATCTTCTTCTTCATCGTCCTTACGATCGGCATCAGAGAGTTCAGAGCCCACGTGCGTTGCCGTTGGGGCGATATCTTCTTCTGCGTTAGGATCGACGAAACCGGTGATCAGATCAGAGAGGCGTGATTCGCCTGCTTCAACTTTGTCGTACTGATCCAGAAGATACGTAATCGCTTCAGGGTATTCGGCTACAGAACACTGAACCTGGTTGATACCGTCTTCAATACGCTTAGCGATGTCAATTTCGCCTTCGCGCGTCAGCAGTTCAACGGTACCCATTTCACGCATATACATGCGAACCGGGTCAGTGGTACGCCCGATTTCAGATTCAACGCTGGATAACACCTGAGCGGCAGCTTCCGCGGCATCTTCGTCAGTATCGGAGCTGTTTTCGTTCAGCATCAGATCGTCGGCATCCGGGGCTTCTTCAACCACCTGAATACCCATGTCGTTAATCATCTGGATGATGTCTTCGATCTGATCTGAGTCGACGATATCTTCCGGCAGATGGTCATTGACCTCAGCATAGGTCAGATAGCCTTGCTCCTTACCACGGGTGACAAGAAGCTTGAGCTGTGACTGCGGGTTTTGCTCCATAAGACGGTATCCACACTTCTGTTAAATTAGATTGGTGTCGGTCGGCAGCGAGCCAACAATAGCAGTAAAGGCATTTAATTCTTGCCGCTGCCTTCGTCGCGGCGTGGGCTTTGCCCATCAGTATTCG